TTCTCAAGATCAAAATTCATGCCAGCTAAAACTTCTTCTTTCCATTTTTCATCGCGTCCAGGAACATCAGACCAATGTACTTTTACATGTTTATAGTTATTTTTTCCTTCCTCAGCTAATTTCCAAGTTTTATAAAAGTGATTCAAACCGTTGGGTGTACTTACAAGAATAATTTTAGTATCTTGGCCTGATGAAATAGTTGGAAACACTGATGTAAAGAACTGATCCCAGTTATCTACGAAAGCACACTCATCAATGAAAAGTAAGTTAACACTGAAACCACGAATGTTATTAGAAGAAGTTGCCGCAGCTATTACTCGTGAATTATTTTCAAGAACAAATGATCCTTTATTCCATTCTACAACACCCTGTTGCATCCATTTCGGTAAATGCTGATAAGCTAACTGAATCCTACCCAGAATTTCACGAGCAGTTTCACCCTTGTTAGCAAGTAACGCAACAGTCTTATCTTTGTTAAAAAGAATATACCATAGTATCATACCACACGTAGTAGTCGATTTTCCACTCTGTCGTGCAGTCGCTATGATAGTATAGCGATTCTCAGCCATAGTATTAAGCATTTCATGCTGATACGGATACAAATTGAAATTCATTAATCCTTTGTCGATATTAATAATTTTCATATATTTTTCAACAAAGTACGTCACACTTTCTGAACACTTAACCCACTCTTCAACTAATTCTTGTGTCCAGCTTACATCAACGCCGCTTCTTTTAAGAAGCGGGTTACCTAAATAAGGTTTATAATTTTCAATATTTTCATGCATTTTTTTGTTGATACCGTTTCAAAGCTTTGGTATAATAGATCTATAGAAAAAATAATTAATTAGCGTTTTATATTAGCTAATACTTGTTGAAGATCTGCAGTAGATCCAACAAACAAGTTATTGGTTATTGACTTATGAGTCTGAGGCTCATCTATCTGACCAACATCCCTAATCTTTTTATGTAGTTCTAGCAATTTATCACTGGCGTTGATCATGGTATCCATGAGTTTAGCTAGTACTTCATAAGCACGAGGATTTTGTGACTGATCAGCGACTGTAGCTAGCTTTATAGCAGCATCATTGGTATTTTCAAGTACTTCACGCAAGTTAGCTCTAGCATATATAAAGTCTTCTTTAGCACTATCATTTAACGCGTTATCAACTATAGTGGCTATAGTAGTTTCAGCGCTATCAATAGTTGTTACTATGGGTCCTATACCTAGCGCTTTATCGATCGCATTTTCATCATCATTTTCATCATTCATGATACATCTCTGTTATTGTTGTTACAAAACCAAAATCATCACTTGCAATGATATCTGCTACTGGAACAGAGAGAGAAGAATTAGAAGTTGGTTGTCCGTTTGATGTTAGACCCGGTTGCACTTGAATGTAAGCAACTGGATCAGTAACACCAACTGAATCTTTTATATTATCGTATTTACCTGAATCAAAAAATTCTACATTAGCAAATTTTATAATTTTTGAATTCTTAACTGGTCCGTATATGTATCCTTTAAGAGTAAAATCAAGTGTCCACGTTAAAGCTCTGCGTACTTTGAAGTCACCATCGTAACTATCATTAATTGATACTCTATCAAGAATAACAGGAATATCCATTTTAACATTCATTTCTGGAATCATGTTAGCAGTAACAGTCCAGTCAGGAGTGAAATAAGGAAGTATCTGTTCTATAATTTTTGTTCCATCCTCAGCATTCTTTACGTATACAGTCAGAGTAAATCCAATGTTATAAGGAACCGGAACGTACTGATAATTAAGATTATTGTTACTTATAGAAGCATTAGTAGCTACTACACGATTAACGCTTGGTAATTTTCTACCTCCATCATACTCTATTCCAGAAATTTCAAATGAGATAAATGGTAACTGAATAGCAGCTTGACGATCGATATTTGGATCTTGAGTTACACGCACTATCATCTTATCTTTGGGTGCGTAAGTTATCGGGACTCTAATTACATCTTTCAAATTTCCACTAGAATCTGATCTAGTAATACGGATATCGTTGAATAACGTACCAAATAAAATAACATATTTTCTGATTATAGAGAAATAATACGGATTATTGAACACTTAGATTCTTTCCTCAGAAAATGGATTGATAGCAGTGAAATCAATGAAATCATTTGAACCAATGTCAAAATTTACAGTGCCATCTTGAATAACATCATTTGTGGCGCCTCTTGATGTACTTTCAAAATCATATTTTTCAGTAACTAAGTAATCATCATCTTCTGTAGTCAGATAATTACCTTCTTCATCCATGATAGACCAATCAAGAATATCTGTTGAAAATCCCTTTTGAATTATATCTATCTCAGTTATACCAGTATTAAATTTCTCATCTGAGTACTCAAACAATTCACATGTTATTTCCCAAGTTTGTAATGCGCCAAACTGATAAAACATTTCAAACTTGTTAGTATATTTTATTTGAAAACACTTCTTATTAAGAGGAAAGTATACTATATCTCCTTCATTAGGTCTCGATTGTCCTGTATAATTACCAATAGTATTAGTGAATACTTTTTGTGCGATAGTAAAAATTACTTGATCTCTAATCTCGAGACCAAATTTAGACATAAAATTGCCATCACCAGTAAAACCGTTCACTGACTTAATATACATTTCAATCGTGTAAGGAGTATTGTATTCAGAAAGACTATCTTCACCCAGCAACTTGTCATAATTTGTTATGACGCGCGGAATGTATATCATGTTCTGCCCGTACATACGGATAGATTCAATGATTAGATCTTCATATAAACCCTGTTCATTACTAGCAGAAAAATTATTAAAATAACTATTAATTGTCATTTTTCTTAGTGGCTACTAGAGCCATTCTACCTATTTTTTTATCTTCTGGTGTTTTTGGATTCGGAGCAACATGTGTTTTATCACCACTCTTTATTTCTGACTTAGTACCATCTGGATGTTCACCATGAATATGAATATCGGGATAATTCTTTAAACGATCCCATACTTTAACAGCACCTTTAGAATGACTAGTACCAACGAGTGTTCTATCGTGTTTTGTAATAAGTGCATGATACACTTGATGCATCTTAACTGGCGAATCTTTTCTAGCGTGTGCTGTTAAGAATTTTAGTTTTACACCGCCTTTATTATCTTTAGTAGCTTCTGAAGATGTTAGTACGTGATGGATCTTTTTATCATGCGGGTTCCAAGTAAAATGTGTCATACCCCCGCCGGTATTGTGGGATGCGTACAGATGCATTCCTCCAACTTCGCCCAGCTTTTCTGAATTGCGCCGAAATTTTAATGGATCATGATGTGTTTCTGCCCCTGAAACTTCAGGAGATCTAACGTCTGGTTTGTCAGTAACATAAGCTTCGGTGAATTCTTTAAAATTTAGCATATTTTATTCCTATTACTTTATCTATTTATTTAAATAAACTCAACTCTTTATCTTTAAACGTTTTTTCATACTTATCCATTTTATTCAAATAACCTTTATTTCTCAATTCTTTGAATACTAAATTTTCAAATGAAAATTCACCGCCCTTTTCTATACCAGACGATCTCATATTTTTAAGTTTATTTTTAAGTTTATCAAAAACATCTATACCCATTTTAGATGATATCATATGATCAATCATTTTCATGTAATATAATACTTTATTCTTTAAATGTTGATCTTTATTAAAATTATAACTGCCGTGTTTTGGTTCCTGCAACCACTCATTCTTAAGTAAAGAATACGTGCCTTGTCCTACGGGAAATTTTTCATTTTGATCTTGTGCGTAAGGTTCAAGTGAATAACCATATACTTTTACATCGTGTGTTAAAGTCCACAACATTTTTTTACTTTGTAGATAATCATCTACCATGGGACGATTAGCGCCAAGTTTATTTTTATCTACAACAATATGTACATCTATATCAGACTTACTAGTATAGTTATAGTTGCTATTACCACCAGTCATAATAATATCTTTAATAAGATTTTTTTTAATATTAGCAAATTCAGCCCATGCATATGCAAATTTGATTAGTGTTTTTCTTACTTCTGGTTTAAGTTTATTACCTATCCAGAGTTTTGGATTAAGTTTATTGTGATATTGCAAACTTATTTTTAAATTTTCTTCCGACTGAATTGTTAGCATATCACAATTATCCTATCATATCTGTAACAGGAAGTGAATAAGAATTTATCATTTCATTTTCTAGTGTTAATCTTTCAGAAGTAGCATCATTGTATATTTTTTCACCGTTGAATTGGATACCACCCGGTAATTGCATACCAATAAACTTTGTAAGATTTGATCCCCATTGTTGTTTAATTAAGCAAGTAGCAAATCTTTGTAACCAACGATCAGCCCAAACTTTTGTATATGTTTCTGGATCAACTACTTCATACGCCTCAGCAATAATATAATCACCATCGTTGATAATGTTCCAGTCCATATCAACATATAAACGATTCTTATAGCGATTGTATCTCAATGGCTGCTGACCAACAAGCATTGTTTCTAGAAATTGAACATGCGTTAATGCCATATAATACGGCACCATTGACACAGACGTTAACGTATATAAATCATTTAATGCTATCTGATAACGAATATTAAAAAGATTATTTGTATTTAAAGCTTGTCCAATCGGAAATAAATTTACTACACCAATAACATTTTCAGGCATAGAAACATAACGATCAATCTTTGTTTGTGCAGTTACTTGATACTTGTAATAAATTTTTTCAGCACCATCAAAGTGATAATCCATAAAATATCGTAAAGCTTCGTCAATGCGATCTTCTACTTGATCATCATTAACGTTAATTTCAATTACAGGTTTGCCCAAAGCTCTTAAACAATATTGCTTAAATGTTTCTCTCGATGTGGGAACTGCCATAGTATTTCCTCATATTTTTGATGTATTTATATCAAAATGATTTATCTATAACAGTATTCCATTTTCCTATTGTTTTAGTTCTCCATACTCTAACGTTTTCATACCATTCGCAGAAACCGCCGCTAGATGTTGAATTCCAAATAAAATAATCATCTGGTCTAGTATACACATAAACAGATTTGCCCATTGATCCAGCCGCGTGTGATACACTTGAACATGAAGTATACAATCTATCACTGAGATAAAGTATAGCTAAAGTATCTTCCCAGCAGTTAATATCTTTTCTTATATCAATCACTTTTTTTGGATTATAATCTGTTTCTAAGCAAATATTAACAGTTGGCTTATTAATTTTTGTTAACAAATAATCTATAGGAATATCTCTAAAATGATTTTGCGAGTAGTTTTTGCTACCACGCCAAATAAAAAGAGAAAAATGTTCTGGTAACTTCTTTCTCCATTTATTAACATATGATTGATTCGGTGAAATATATGATGTAGATTGAATATTAATGATATTTAATAATACTGGCAGATCCATAGTTGGGATCCATAGATCATAATTATTTTTATTATCATGTTTCTTTAAACCGCTGAAGTTTCTAGTAAAAACATCAATTAGAGTATTATCTGTTAAATAAGAAACAGATGCTGCAACTGATAATATATTAGGTATCCATCTGGAAAATATTATTTCATCACCCAAACCACATTCACCAATTAAACATACATGTTTATTGTATATACTCTCACCGTTCCACCTTGGACAATCTGGTAAATTATTCCATTTTTTCTCACCTATCCAAAGAACATTACCAAGTAATTTTGCTTTACGTAATAAACGAAACCCATGTGAATAGTGTTTATGTTTAAACATATGTATTGATAAATCGTGATATTTTTCAAAAGATGTGTGTTGTTTAGAAGTAATAACATTCATTGCCTCATCTAATAAACCAGCTTGAGCGTAATAATCTGATAACAATCGAAGATCTTCAATTGTTTGACTACCAGATAGAGTCATGTATTGCTTAAAATTATCGAGTGCTAATAAAGGTTCTAATAGTCGACTATAACAAGCAGCGTTATTTTTAAAAATACATGGTTCTTTATTTTGTAATATTGATTCTGTAATCTTATTCTGTTCTAAAGCTTTTACAAAATCTTGATTATTAAAATATTTGGCAGCTAAAGCATCACTTTCGTGATAACTTATCATTTTATATTAGCTCTTCCTGGTTTATATACTTGAATTAGAAGTATTACCGATTGCGCAACATTTGACTGAGTATTAAGAACAAAATATAATTGATCTTCAGTCATTTCTCTATTGCGTACTTTTTCTTCCCATATAGATACCCATTCATGCTTCATATCTAGCACTTCAATATCTATATCATGGATAAGCGCTAAAGGTGTTTCAGCTTTATTTTGTTTTTTAAACTCTAATGCTCTTTTTTGATCAAAAAGTCTAAAAGTAGTGTGTGTTAATCTTCTTACGTGTGTAGGATCATCGTATGCTATATCACAACGATGATGCGGAAATTGAACTTCCCACGCTGCACCATCAGCTGATACTCTATACATTTCTTTCAATACATTAATAAAATCTGTAGGAGTATTTCCAAGATGTTCTAAAATATCTTTAGCTACTATATGATCTACAGAATTATCTTCAAACGGCCATGGAAAATTCATTAAATCTAATTTTAAATCCGGCTCAGTTATATCTTCATTATCAATGTTAATGAAATTAACTAATTTAGATCCACCACAACCAAGATTTAATTTAAGTTTCTTATCTGTTGTTACTGCTGGCATATCTACATTTTTTAAATTAAATCTTTTTTCTAAATCAGAGTATAATTCAACAAAAGTATCTTCCCACATTTTTGCTTTTTTCTGTCGATATAATTTAGCCGTAGAATAGTAAGGTGAAGTATTAGAATTTGGTGCGCCCCAAGCCCATGTATGATACGGTAATATTGGAACTATTACCCATGTTGGCTTACCTATAGCTGCAGCTGCGTGTGCTATAGAAGTACAACTGGTGATAATTAAATCCATTTTTTCAAGGGCCGCCAGTGTATCTTCCCAAGATATTAAAAGATGTTGTAGATCAATTATATTATCAGGAAGATCAATCGTATTATTATCTTTTTGAAATGAATATAATTGTAGTTCTGAATAATTATTTAGATTAGTAAGAAATTTTGGTGGAAATAAGCGAAATTGCTGGTGTTCAAATTTTGGATTACCAGCCCATCTAATTCCAATGTTTATCTTGTCTTTTTTTATTATATTATTCCAAATTTCTGCGCTGTTACTATTAACAGATAAGTAGCTTCCTTTATCAATAGTTTCAAAAGTATTACCCAATACCCATCCAGCTGAGAATGCGGGAATCCAATAATCATGTGCTACGGTATGTGCTTGATCGCGATGTATAACATCGTCTATACCATCTATTCTTTTAAAAACAGAAACAAGTTCAGGAGAAGCTGCTACGTATACTCTTGCAAACCCCCTGTCTTTAAATTGTTTAGCGTATCTAACGTGAATAATTTCATCACCTAAACCACCTTCAAGTGATAAAATAATTGTTTTACCTTCTGTAGAATGATTTTCTGGATTCC